TGATTTTTATTGGACTCCGGAAGTTGAATTTAAACTAAGTCATCGGGTTATTATTCCGTTTGTCTATAAGGGTGAGACTGTAGGGTACACCGCACGAGCATTTAATGATGGTATTGTACCCAAATATATGAGCAATCATCCTGCCAATTTTGTGTTCAATATCGATAATCAATTACCCGACAGCAAGTTTGTTATTGTGGTAGAAGGCCCGTTTGATGCCATGTCTGTTGATGGCGTTAGTGTGCAAACAAATGAGATTAGTGAACAGCAGGCAGAAATAATCGAAGCATTGGGAAAAGAGGTTATATATGTGCCGGACTTTGATAAGCATATAAACAAACAAGGCAAAGAAGTCTGGCCTGGGTTACGTGCAATCGAGCAAGCAATAGAATACGGATGGACTGTTAGTTTCCCTGTATGGCACGAAGACTGCAAGGATGTCAGCAATGCTGTAGAAAAATACGGTAAGTTATTTACAATCAAAGCTATACTGGCTGGACGTGAGTCGAACAGTCTAAAAATAAAATTACGAGCAGGCAAAATATGACAGTAAAGGGATTACATCTTGAACTTACGAATAAGTGTACTTTAAAATGTCCGAGATGCGCAAGAACAACATTTATTGATAAATTCGGTATCAGTAAATGGGCCAACTCGGATTTAAATCTAGACGATTTAAAGCAGTTTCTTGATATAGATTTGCACGGTGTTGAAGTTATGCTGAGTGGTACGTACGGTGATCCTATATATTACAATAACATTTTCGAATTAGTTGAATGGTTAAAGAAGCAGGGCGCAACTATCAGACTGATTACAAACGGTAGTTATAAAACGGCTGCTTGGTGGGATCAATTGACTACGCTATTCGATTCGACCGATATCATAGTTTTTAGTATCGACGGAATCCCTGATAATTTTACTAACTATCGGGTTAATGCCAACTGGCCGTCGATAGAGATCGGAATTAAATCGGCAGTCGCTAGCAAAGTGAAAACAAGATGGAAGTATATCCCGTTTTCGTTCAACGAGCATACAATAGATCAAGCAAGAGAATTATCCCGTCAATTGGGCATGGATGAATTTGTTGTTGCCCCTAGTGACCGATGGGAGGATAACGATTACTTAAGGCCAACAAAAGATACATACCAAGGTCAACGAGATAATGCTATCGTACAATGGAAATCTGCCGATAATCGCACTAGTGAGATTTCTCCCAAGTGCCATGAAAATAATCAGCACTATATATCAGCTGACGGATTTTATATGCCTTGCTGTTTTGTGTCCGACTGGCGATTCTTCTATAAAACGAAATTTTATAAAAATAAAGAAACATATAATATAAGTAAAACTACCATCTCACAATTGCTTGCACAAGAGCAAGAATTTTTTCAATCGATAAAAAGCGTTAAACCCGCATACTGTACATTTAACTGTCCCACTATATGAGCAAAGAATACACTACCGACTTACAAAAACTATTTTTGGAGATGATGGTACAAAAAGCAGAAAGCTATCTGCGTGTACAGAACATTTACAATCCAGAAAACTTTGATCGTAGCTTAAAAGCGGGCGCAGCTTTTATTAAAGAGCATATTGATGCACATAAAGCAATGCCCACTGCCGGGCAAATTAAAGCAGTGACTGGTGTTGACTTAAAAGAAGTACCCAACTTGAACGATAATCACTACGAGTGGTTCATGGGGGAATTTGAAGGCTTCACTAAAAAGAACGAGCTTGAACGAGCAGTACTCAAAGCGGCGGACTTAATCGAAAAAGGAGACTTCGATCCCATTGAAAAGATTATTAAAGATGCAGTGCAGATTAGTCTGACCAAGGACATGGGTACTGAGTACTTCGAAGACCCCAGGGCACGGTTGATGAAGATTCGTGCAAATAACGGGCAAGTTAGCACAGGTTGGCCGACTATGGATAAGAGATTGTTCGGCGGAATGAATCGCGGAGAGCTAAACATCTTTGCTGGCGGATCGGGTTCGGGTAAATCGTTGTTTATGCAGAACATCGCAATTAATTGGGTTACGCAAGGACTTAACGGCGTGTTCCTATCTCTGGAACTTAGCGAAGAACTATGTGCTATGCGGATGGATAGTATGGTTGCCAATATTAGTACCAGAGAAATTTTTAAGGATCTGGATAGTTTGGAACTTAAAGTTAAGATGGTGGGTAAAAAGTCCGGTAGTTTGCGCATTAAGTATATGCCCGCACAAAGCAATGTGAATCAAATTCGCGCATACTTAAAAGAGCTAGAAGTGCAAACAGGTAAAAAGACAGATTTTATTATGGTCGATTACCTGGATTTGGTTATGCCAGTTAGTGCCAAAGTTAGCCCCAATGATTTGTTTGTTAAGGACAAATATGTGTCAGAAGAATTGCGTAACTTGGCCAAAGAATGTAATATTCTAATGATTACTGCATCACAGTTGAATCGTAGTGCTGTTGAAGAAATCGAATTTGACCATAGTCACATTAGTGGTGGTATCTCTAAGATTAATACAGCAGATAATGTATTTGGTATTTTTACAAGTCGTGCAATGAAGGAGCGCGGTCGGTATCAAATTCAATTGATGAAGACACGTAGCTCGAGCGGTGTGGGTACAAAAGTAGATTTGGATTTTGACGTCGAAAGTTTACGTATTACTGATCCCGGTGAAGACGCACAAGGAACGCCGGGTAGTTTGCGCCCACAAGTGAATAGTGTTATGAGTTCGATTAAAGCTAAGAGCAATGTCGGCGGCGAAAGCAATAGTACATCTAAACAATGGGACAAACCGCAAGCCAGAGAGGGATTTGACTTAGAATCGAAGGGCGGCGGAGAGATACAAAGTACAAAGCTTAAACAGATGCTGGCTGGACTGAAGAAGACAGATTAAATTATTACGTGCAAGTACCTCGAATTTATACATTCAAACGTTCAAAAGATATACTGTTTCGTTATCTGCGATGATGTATGTGATTCAATTTAATAAATACATTTAATCTGGAGCATTATTTTGCAAAAAAAGACTCGTAGTCTATTAGAAGAACTAGACACTTTGCGTTTACAAAAAGATCGCGAAAATCTAGTAGAAAGCCGTGCCAACCACGTCATCACCGGGGCCATCAATCTCATTAACTTTATTCGTGAAAGCTATTCTCCAGAACAAGCAGAAGAATTAGAACGTAGGCTGTTGAATAGTATCAGAGCACAAGACGGCACAAAATTTAGCAGAGGCGTAAAAAGGTTAAAAAAATGAAAATTCGAGATATATACGAAGGCCAAGTTTGGAGCGGAATTAAACAAATAGGCAAAGGGCTAGGTAATGTAGTAGGTGGCACAGCAATGGCAGGCCTACGAGGGCTGGATAAACTGGGTGGTGGTACTGGTCAAATTGGCACTGCCGGGCAGCAAGCCGCGTATACTGCATCTGAAAAGGCCCGAGCATCGGCACAAGTTAGTAAAAAATTACCGCAAGCAGCAGCCGCAGAATTTGCCGCACAATTGGCACAGTTTGGTATAGACCTGTCAGATGCAAGAACGTTTAATCCAAAATCAGTCGTCGATCAATTGGAAAACTTCGGACTCCACTACTTCGGGACTGGACAACCAACAGCAATTGAGAATTATATCAAGAAAGCAATTTATTCGATTCCCGACCCAGTCGCAATTAATAAACGTTCGATTCTGCAATATTTTACACGGGTGAATCAACTTAAAGATGATGCTGTTTCTGTTATGAATCGAGCTGCATTAGTTCGGCATCCAGCAGACGACTTGGCACCAGCAGAAAAGAAAGCAGAAACACCAACTACAGCTAAGCCAGTAACATCACCTGCGGTTACTCCTGTGGCCGCAACGGGATCCCCCGCAGGTACAGAAATAAGGATTCCGTCATCCGGTGAAGTAGTTACTAAATCAGCAGACGGTAGGTGGTATGATGCAGATGGCGACTTCATCGGAAATCCAGCCGATATTGCGCAGCTTGAAAAAATGGCGAAGAACCGAGCACAAATTAAACAAAGTATGGCTCAAACAAGTAACATACCGAATACACCTAGTCCGATCAATCCTGCTAAGGCTGCACCATCTACATCAAGTCGAAAAAGAAAAAGAAAATGAAATTATTCGAAGTAAAAAACACAGCACCCCAGTGGTTGCTTTGTGAAGCAGCAGCACCGACAGGGAAAAATACGCACCTCGAGCATTTAGAGGATATGATTTTCAATGAAGGTTATATGGGTGCACAAAAAGCATTGAACTATTTAGAAGGTCTTCGCAAAATGTTTGCAGACGGTTCAGGCGCCCCGGTTAAAGTAACTGTAAAATGGGACGGCGCGCCGGCAATTATATGTGGGATCGATCCGCTAGACGGACAATTCTTTGTCGGTACTAAGTCGGTGTTTGCTAAAACAGAACCCAAGCTGTGTAAGAGTGCTGCGGATATTCGACGCTTTTACGGTGAAGAAGGCGGGCTTGCTTCTAAGTTAACAGTGGCATTGAAGTATCTACCTAAACT